CTTTCTATCAAACTTACAGCTTTTGCACTACCAGTCTGTTCTTTTTGAGAGGGTGCTACAGCACCTTTCTCTAACTCAACTGTCTGTGGTGTTACAATTTTACTTTTAGTTACTGTAGGTGTTGCTGTGGTTGTTGCCTTTGTTGTAGTTGCCATTATCTTCCCTGTCTATTATATTTCTTGAAGCTACGCTTCTCTTGTTTATTTTTTGATTTCTTGTGTATTCTAGGTCGTCTTTTAGGTCTTGGTCTTTCAACAAAATCTTTAAACTTCCTAGCCATTAGCCAACATATGTTTTGCCATCAGTTACAGCTTTATCAATTGCTGTAAAACTTTCGCTAGTCCAGATTGATGTAGTACCATCTTCTTTTTTCATAGCTTTCATAAGCTCTAAATGTTCTACATTTCTTGAAACACAGTCTTTTTTGTCTGCATCTGTTTCTCCATCCATAGCTGTACCTGCAATTATTGCATTAATTAAGTCAACACTGTGACCCATTGCTGTGTAATCTTGAGCTATTTCTTCTGCTGTTTTATTCGCCATTTTATTTTCTCCTGTTTTTAATTAACTTTTTTTTTAAGTTTTTTTAAGTTATCAATAATTGATCTAGGTTCAACCATGTTGTTTCTAGGATCACTATCATTGAATTTTGTCTCATCCCATTTATCTTGCATATGGAATTGTAAATTTATATTTTGATCATATCCAAATTGTGTCCATCTAGTAGATCCCCATATAACTACACCTTTTTTATTTGCTGAAGGTGAAAAATGATTTAAGCAACTATCTATAGCTACAAATGTTTCTGCACCTTTTAACATCTCATGAATCTGAGCCCAGTGTAAGTCACATCTAATTGTACCCATAAAGTGTGGTTCATTAGGTAATACACAATTAATAATAGTTGTATCTTTATATTCTTCTCTAAGTATATTTACTAGTTGTTGAGCAAGATATGGTTGATAGTTTCTATTTGGATTAATGTTTGTGTATTGAACATTATTTGCGTAATTCCATTTAGGTTGACCACCTGAAAACTGAATCATTATATATTTTTCAATCTCATTACTCTTTAACCACTTATCTACAGATTCTTTATGTTGTTCTGTATATAACTTTGGTAGCATTGACTTATCATATTGTACACCATGATGTTCACAGTAACTTTCTATTAAGTGCTGTTTACCAAATTGAAAATTAGACTTATATGGCTCACAATAAAATATATTATCAGATGCCATTATTCTTGGATCTTTTAAAGGTAGTGTTTCCTCTAATACAAGTTTAACATCTGGATTATTTGCAAAACAATCTATGTAAGGTGTATAAACTTGCACCTCTGCTTTTTTTCTAAGTTGAGGTATTAAAGCTGTAAATGCTGTACATTTACCAACTCCACCTTCTACAACGTATGTATTTAACATTCTATTTCCTTTATATATTATTGTTATATTTAAAGGAGGGGTAGTCTTTAAATTTTATTTATTTTTAATTATTAGCTTTAATATAGATTATAATTACCTATACAAAAATGTCAACTTAAAATTACTTATCTTCTAATTTCTTTAATCTAGCTGTTAATTCTTTAATTGCATTAACTAATACTGGTACTAATCTTTCATATTTTAGACCATATCTAGTCTCATCTTCGGTTTGATTTACAACTAACATATCATCTCTATTATTAGCAAAACCAATTTCTTTTTCTAAAGCCAATACGTCTTGTGCTAAAAAACCAATATGTTTTTTATTTCTTTTTTTAGAACCATCTGGTTTTGTTTCAAGTAAATCTTGTGGGGTTCCATCTTTTGAAATATACCATGATCTTTTATCCCATCTATATGTTTTAGGATTTAATTTTGTTACAAAATCTAAACCATGAGTAAAATCTTCTATGTCAGTTTTATCTCTTAAATCTGATGAAGAAATAGATGTATCAGCACAAAAAAGATCTGAAATATTTTCATCTCCAAGTACAACATTATTTGAAGCTGTTGTAATTGCACCACCAGGAGAGCCTGTTCTTCCAGCATCTTTACCTAGTAAAAGATTATTACTACCTGTTGTAACATTTAATCCAGCATTTAATCCTAAAGTAGAGTTACTTGAACCTGTTGTAATATCTCTACCAGAACTTGAACCTACTCCTGTGTTAGAACTTCCTGTAGTCATACATTTTAATGCACATCTACCAATTCCTGTGTTATTACCACCTGTTGTATTATTTCCTAATGCCTGGGTTCCTACTGCTACGTTTTGAACTCCTGTTGTGTTTGTTAACAAACTATAAAAACCAACTGCTGTATTATCCTTTGCTGTTGTATTATTCGATAAAGAACCATAACCTACAGCTGTATTACATGCTCCTGTAGTATTAGCATCTAAAGCTAAAGCACCAACTGATACACCACATGCACCTGTTGTGTTAGCATCTAACGCTGAAGAACCCACTGCTGTGTTACTAAAACCTGTTGTATTTTGGTTTAAAGAATTTCTACCAACTGCTGTATTACAACCACCTGTATTTAAAAGCAAAGCTGCTCTACCTATAGCTGTGTTGTTATTACTCGCTACGTTTGAACATAAAGCATTTACACCTATTGCTACGTTTTGAGTTCCCGTTGTGTTAGCACATAAAGACATAAATCCTACTGCTGTATTACTATCTGCTGTAGTGTTTGCAGATAAAGCATGATGACCTATACCTGTGTTAAAATCTCCCTCTGTATTAGAAGTTAAAGATACTCTACCTACTGCAACATTACATGCTCCTGTAGTGTTAGCGTCAAGAGAATAAGCACCTACTGCTGTATTTTTATCACCTGTTGTGTTAACTTTAAGAGAATTAAATCCTATTGCTGTGTTTTCATTAGCTGTTGTATTAGCTTCTAATGAACTTTTACCAAAAGCTGTATTTTTACATCCTGTTGAGTTAGTTGCTAAAGAGTTGTAACCTGAACCAGCATTTTCTCCACCTGTTGTATTAGTTTGTAATGAACCAGCACCTATTGCTGAATTAAATTCTCCTGTTGTGTTAGATTTTAAAGATTCAAAACCAACTGCAACATTTAAACAACCTGATGTGTTTTTACAAGCAGATTTATGACCAATAAATGTGTTACAAGAACCTGTTGTGTTTGCTATACCAGATTGATTACCAACACTTACGTTACGAATTGCTGTGGTTGTGGCTGATTGACTACTTTCTCCAATAGCAACATTAGATCCACCTGTTGTATTAGATGTTAAAGCAAAAAAACCTACAGCTACACTATTTTCTCCAGTTGTATTTGCATCTAAAGCAGCAGAACCTACTGCTACAAGACCACAACCTGTTGTGTTACTAAATAAAGAACCTTTTCCTAGCCCTGTATTGTTAGCACCTGTTGTATTTTTACACATTGCTCTAAAACCAACCGCTACATTATTACCAGCTGATGTATTAGCTTTTAAAGACTCTGCACCAACAGATGTATTAGTTTCTCCTGTTGTGTTAGAACATGAAGAAAGATAACCAATCGCTGTGTTACTATTTCCTGAGTTACTTAATAAAGAATAAGAACCTACTGCTGTATTATTTACTGAACCATCAACTGTATTACTTAATGAAGCATAACCAATAGCAGTACTATCATTATTTGCATTACCATTATCAAGAGCTTTAGATCCAACAGCTACACTTCTTGTACCTGTTGTATTATTAGCGAAAGCATTTTCTCCTATCGCTACATTATTTGAACCCGTTGTGTTATCTTTTAAAGAATCATAACCAACTGCTACGTTCTCACTACCTGTAGTAGTTAAACGCATAGAATCATGTCCAACTGAAACATTGTGTTGTGCTGTTGTACTTGTAAGTGAGGAGTTTTGTCCTAATGCTGTATTGTTACTTGCTGTAGTGTTATTAGCTAAAGCATTTTCTCCAAAAGCACTATTGTTTGAACCTGTGGTATTATCTTTTAAAGAATCTTTACCTAAAGCTGTATTACTAGCACCTGTAGTGTTATTTACTAATGCTTGGCTACCAACAGCTGTGTTGTCACTAGCTGTTGTATTTGAACATAAAGCACCACAACCTACCGCAGTATTGTCATCTCCTGTAGTGTTAGCTGCTAAACCAGCTCTACCAATAGCAGTATTATTTCCACCTGTAGTATTTAGTCTTAATGCTACTTCTCCTACTGCTACATTATTTGAGGCAGTGGTATTATCTGCTAATGCACATTTTCCAACTGCAGTATTTTGCCCACCTGTTGTGTTATCTTCTAATGCTTGTCTACCAACTGCTGTGTTATCGCCAGCTGTTGTATTTTTAGACAAAGAAGCAACACCTATTGCTGTGTTTGATGAACCTGTTGTGTTAGCATCTAAGGATTGAATACCCATTGCTGTATTTTGTGACCCTGTTGTATTAGCACATAGAGAATTATAACCTACAGCTGTATTACTATCTGCTGTTGTATTAGCACCTAAAGCAAGTGTTCCAACACCTGTGTTGAAATCTCCTGTAGTGTTAAGTAATAAACTATTATAGCCGACAGCAACATTTTCTGTACCTGTAGTGTTAGTTGTTAAACTAAAACCACCAACTGAAATATTTTTATTTCCTGTAGTGTTGGCATCTAAAGAGTTATTCCCAAGTGCTAAATTACCAAAAGCTGTAGTGTTTGATGCTAGAGCTTGAAAGCCAACTGCTGTATTTAAATTCCCTGTTGTGTTAGCAAATAAAGCACTCATACCTACTGCTACATTATTCTCTGCTGTTGTGTTGTTTGCTAATGAGTCAACTCCAACAGCTGTATTTTGACAACCCTCTGTATTATCAAGCATAGAATTTGAGCCTATTGCTGTGTTTAAACACCCTGTTGTGTTAGTTGCTAATGAACATAGTCCAATTGCTGAATTTTGACTAGCTGTTGTGTTAGATACTAAAGAATTTTTACCTATTGCTACATTACCAGAGCCTTCTGTTGAATTATTTAATGCTTGATAACCAACTGCTATGTTACAATTACCTGTTGTATTATTTTTTAAAGAATTTAAACCAACCCCTACGTTCTGAGTTCCTGTAGTATTAGCACAAAGTGATTCATAACCTAAAGCTGAATTGTTGGAAGCTGTTGTGTTGTTAAATAATGCTCTGTAACCGTGTGCTGTATTGTTTGCACCTGTAGTATTAGCTTTTAAAGATTGAACTCCAACTGCTGTATTAAAACTACTTGTTGTGTTAGAATTTAATGCACATAGACCTAAAGCCGTATTCAATGTACCTGTTGTATTAGCTTTTAAAGATTCAAATCCTACTGCTGTATTTGAACCACCTGAATTAGTAGAACACATAGCACCACAACCTATAGCTACATTACCAGATGCTGTTGTGTTAGATTGGAGTGCTAGAACACCTAAACCAACATTTCTACTACCTGAAGAATTAGCAGTTAAAACATTTTGTCCAATAGCAATATTACAACCACCTGTTAAATTTCCATCATCTAATGCACCATCTCCTAAAGCAACATTTGATGTACCTACAGGATAATTACCATCTAGTTTTATTGTGCCACCATCTACATCTAGGTTTCCATCAATATCTACTGCGTCTAAGTTTGTTGTACCATCAATATCTACATCTCCAGATATGTCTAATTCTGTTGCTATAATTTTATTATTAAATGTAGCTGCTCCTGCCTCACTACCATCAAGTGTAAGCATTGTAATATCAGAACTATTATCAGTACCTTTAAATATAATATCAGTATCATTACCTGCTGCATCTATTGTAATATTACCTGATGAAGTTGTAATGTTTACTGCTGCGTCACCTGTAGAAAGATCATCTGCTGCAACTGAAGCACTAGTATAAGCATTAAGATCACTAACAGCAACCTGTTTCATAGTACCATTATCATTTAATATAATTCTATCAGCATCAACTATAGTTACAGATGATGCACTATTATCACCATCTAATATGTTAATCTCTGCTGCTGTAGATGTTACTCCATCTAAAATATTTAATTCTGCAGCTGTTGAAGTAACTCCATCTAAAATATTTAATTCTGCTGCTGTAGATGTAATAGTTGTACCCCCTAAACTTATTGCATCTGCTGCTAATGTATCTATATTAGCTGTACCATCTATAAATAAATCTTTAAACTCAAGAGAGGCAGTTCCTAAGTCTATATCATTATCTGTAATAGGTACAATAGCACCATCCTGTACTCTAAATTGTTGTACTGCAGATGATGATACATTTACATAAAATTCTAAATGATTATTAGTAGAATCAACTAATACTTTGTTTCTACTATCAGCGTCTCTAATTGATACTATAGGTCCGCCTTCACCCGCAGTTCCATCATGCGTGTGTCCTGTTGTTGCGTTAAATGCAGCTAATACCTGGTTAAACTCATCATTAGAATGAGCTGCCGTGATAGTATCACCTGATGTAAATGTTGATTGTCGTGCTGAATAGCCTGCCATTATCTTCTTCCTCCTGGGGTAAATTCTAGTTGAAAACCTTTTATTGAAAAGGCATCTGAACTACTTTGATCATCTATTTTTAATGCAACAGCAAATCCAGAGCCTTCTACTGATTGCCGTATTAATGGTATTCCTGATGCATTGTATGTTGCGTTATTATATGTTGATGCTCCATAAATTGCAGCTCCACCTCCAGATACTAAACTTATTTTATTTGGTTGTGGACTATTTTGATCATCATAATCATATCTTACCGCTAAATCTGCGGTAACACTTGTACCTTCTCCTTGGTAATTTAAATTAACTCTTTGCATATATTTTCTAACACCTGGATCTCCCATAACCATATCTGGGGATCTGTATACTGCTAATATAGTAGAATTAGCAGATCCGTTAGCAAATGTATTTCCTGTTTCCATTTTGTAAATAAATCCATCAAAGCCTCCAAAGACTTGAGTCTCAACGCTACTTATAAAATCAGAATCTGTTGATGCTGGTTTTATACCTACCATATCTGAATACTCAAACCCTATTGCTCCTGAGTTTGGATTATTTTTTAATACTCCTATAATTCCTTTTGAAGAACCTTGTCCACCTGTAGTTGTAGGATAAAATATTCTGTATTGTGATTTATCTCTAATAACTAAAGATGTTATTCTATCTAGACCTACATCATCAATTCTAGATTGTATCTGTCTAGATATAGATCCTAGTTCAACGTCACCAATTCTAGATGTACCAGCAATAGTTCTTAAACCATCTGGTGCTAAAAATATAACATCACCACCAATCTCTTGAATACTACCACCATCTCTACATCCGATATTTCTTGTAACTTCTTGTACTGCAAAATTAAGAACTGTTGTTCCTGTTAGTTTATATATTCTATCTGCACAAAATATAATTAATTCATTTCTAAATACTTTTAAGCCAACTACAGTTGAGTCAACTTTGAATGACCCTGCACCACTAGCTGAAGTAAAATTATCTTCTGAGAAAGGTACACTAAATATAACTTCCTGTGAATTAGTTCCTCCAGCATAAAACATATGGTTTTGAAATGCTTTGACAAACTTAGGATTACTAGGAGCAGTACCTCCACCTGTTGCATTTATAGGGTCTACATTAAAACTAGTATCAATAGATTGTGCAGCTGAATGTCCAGTAGCTATTATTAACTTATCTGTACCATTAAAATTATATTTTTCAAAATCATAAGCTCTAGTTGCTGTGCCTAGACCAGTTGTTAAACTTGTCCAACTACCAGATGTAGCCCCTCTACTAATATCCCCACCTCTAGCAGCTATTACTTGATTATTAAATATAATAGAACAATCTACTGTTGTACTTGCATTACTAGACCCTTGTGGAACTTGTGTTGTATTATACAAAGCAGTACCATTTACTCGTCTGTAACCGCCTTTAATATCAGGTTCAAAATTTTGTAATATAAGTGCTTCACCAGGTTGCATTGAAAATACATCTTTGTTCAATGTCAAACCACCAGCACAACTTACAACAAATGGTGATATTAAATCAGTAGTTGGCATCTTTATCTTTTTCTCTCTTTATAGATAAATCTTGTAATCTTTCTGTTTCTTTATTAGTCAATGGGCCAAAAGTATCTCTTTTTGATTCTTTTGTTTTTAACATCTCAAAATCTCTTTTTTCTTTTTTTAAAAGATTGGTATCATCTTGTTGATTATTTAAACCATTATTCATCATACGAGTTGCTTTTCTTTCAGCATATCTCATATTATCTTCTGGTTCTTGAGGTTTATTCAATGAAAAATTTATAGCCATAAATTTATTTATTTAGTTTTAATATTTCTTTTAAAATTCTTATACCTGTCTCTTTGTCTTTTCCTATTAAAGATGGATTTTCTGCTGCTTTACCATAGCCTAACTTTTTTAAATCCATCATTTCCATTTTATTAAAATTAGAACTAGCAACTTTTATACCATTATCTTTTTGCATATCATCTTTTGCATCTTTATAATTTATATTATCAATAGCTTTTTCTTCTTTATCTTTTTCTCTAATCATTAGCTGACTCTACCTCCTATATTTGTAGCAACGCTTTCTCCTATTGCATCAGTCCTCATGTATTCATTTTTAGTAGCATAATCTACTTTTAATAATCTTAGTTTTCTTTGATAATCCCTATCAGCTAATTGTGCATGTTGAGGATCTGATCTTAACATATAAGTATAATATTTAGCTCTATCTATAATTAAAGTTCTAAATCTATCTGGTAAAGACATAGTATCTCCATGTGCAGATAAATCAGTATGTGTTTTATAATAATTATAACTTATTTGAAAATCACTTTTATTTGGTCTTGGACTTACACCAAAAGCAGTGTAATTAGGTAATAGGTATACTCTTAATGGGTCACTATAATTACCACTTCTATTCCTATCATCCATTGCTTTAAAATTTTGTAAAAAATGATCATGTGTTATATATGGTAATTTTCTATTAAGTATATCACTTCTAGAACATCTAACATAATCAACATCTAGTTGTACACCATCTGATTCTACATATATAAATGAATTTTGTGCTGTAGCTGTAAATACAGTATTTAATATTTTACCTTCTCTAAAATCACTAACAGCTACTGTAGTGCTTAGATTTTGTGTTCCACCTGCTGATGTTCCAACTCTAACAATTAATCCACTTGCTGAACTATTTGGACTTAATACTCTAATCTGTAAATTGTATTGTTTATTTACTACAGTTTCTACAGATTGATATGCTGCTGCATCATTTAAATTTAATCTTCCATTACCGCTAGTAGTATGTGCTGGTGATCCATCTCCAGTTGTCCAGCTATTAATATTAGATTCAAACTCCCCATTAGTAACTAATTCTCTTGGTCCCATTGTAAATGAATCTATATCTACTTTTCTTAAATCAGTTGGTAGATCATATTCATTATCACCTACAAATAAATTCTGTGTGGTTCTTGCATACAATAAAGGTATCTCACCGCCTTCATTATAAATATCATGTACGCCTTTATTTATAAAATCTTTTACAGCAGTTTGTATACCCCTACTAGAACTAAACGTACTAGAAGTTAATTCTGTTTCGTTTAATTCTCGAAGTACGCTATTTGTTAGTGTTAGGTAAGTTGTTGTCATTTTGTAATAACTCTAATATTTTATCAAGTTTTTTTTCTTGATCGTTAATTTTGTTTTCTAAGTAATCAACCCTCATATCATTATTACTTCCTAATTTAATAATTCTTTGACCTGTGCTTGCTTTAGTTTTTTTTGTTAAATCATGAATAGTCATATATTTCCTAATAGTTATAAGGGGTATTAGT